ATGGACATCATGAATCAATTTAGCGGCTATGGATCCCCATCGCCTTCACAAGTTTAAGGAGAAACTAAATGGCAACAGCAAACAAGGGTACGCTGCTTTACGGCAACATGGAAAACGATAAGAGTGACGCGGGTGCTGCATCACAGTTTATCGAAAAGCTTCTAATGGCCGTTCACATCATTCACAAAGTTCACTTGATGACCACAGGCCCAGGCAGTTTTGCAGCGCATGAGGCTTTGGGCGAGGTATACAGCAACCTGGAAGACGACTTGGATCGTGTGGCCGAGGTGTACATGGGCTGTCAAAACGCAGCGCTATCTTTTAAAGATGTTGACATGTCTACCTATGGCGCTGAAGCTTGGAAGATCTACGAATACATCGAAGCAAACCGCATGATGATGGGCACAGAGACTCACATCCAGGCGGCCATCGATGACCTTTTAAACAACCTGGCGCGAGACTTGTTTAAGCTCGACCGCTTGGCATAAGGAGAAAGCCATGTCATTAGTCAGCATGAAGATGAGCGCCGAGGAAACCAAAGAGTACAGCGGCGTGGAGATGGAAGCTCCTCAATACCCATACGGCTTGAGCATTGACCTCGATGACGGCGCGCTTGAAAAGCTTGGCATCACTGCTTTGCCAAAGGTTGGCGCAGAAATGATGATCACGGCCAAGTGCGTGGTTAAGTCGGTTAGCTCCAATCAGATGCAGGGCGGCGACGCAGAGTCACGCGTTTGTTTACAAATTACCGATATGAGCGTTGGCCAAACGGAAGGCGCTACCAATGAAAACCGAGCTTCAATGCTCTACGGAAACCAAGGAGAATAAAGCATGGCAACATACCCATCAGTAACCAACAACAACGGTTCAGAGCCGTTTGAGTTGCAAATATCACGCGGTCAAGTAGCAGGCCACACAGGCTTTTTCCGATTTGGATTTGCCAACAGTATTGGCACAACCCAGCAAACGATCACCAATGTGGTGACTGCCGGCAACGCTTATTCATACCTAACCGCAGCAACCGCAATGACCGTATCAAGCGCGTCTGCAAGTGACGCTGCTGCCGGTACTGGTGTTCGCACAATCCTGGTGTCTGGTTTGGATGCCAACTTTGCCCGCATATCTGAAACCATTACCATGAACGGCCAAACAGCCGTGACCACAACCAAGAGTTACTTGCGTATTTTGTACGTTGAGATACTGACCTATGGTTCTGGCGCTGCTGCTGCCGGCAACATCTACATTGGTACTGGCACAGTGACTTCAGGCGTCCCAGCCGTTATTCATTCTCAAATTGAGACAGGCTACAACAACTTTAGCTTTGCCGGATACACCGTGCCTGCCGGCTATACGGCCTACATCACAAGCTATACCGTTACCGCACAATCAACTACAGCCAACATCAACGTGTCTGCTGCCCTGGTGCATCGTGAGTTTTCAAATGGCGGCTTGCTGCCAGAAATCCAATCCACCATGCGCTTGACTTCAACCGGCAACTTTGACCGTCACTTTGATTTCCCTTTTGCTATTGGCGAAAAGAGTGATTTCGAATTGCGTGCCTGGGCGACTACCGGTTCAGCAGTAAACGTCACTGGAGAAATTCAGTTTGTACTGGTTCAAAATGATTCTTAATCAAAATGTGGCTGCATGATGGTGCCCGTATCCACATGTGCCGTAGATAGATTGACGACATGAGCAATTATGACCCTCTAGACCTTCGCGGCCAGGAAAAGACCGAGGCCGATAAAAAGCTTCGCGATAAGCTTGTCCGCGAAAACGAAGAGGTGGATCTCAAGTGGCTCATGGGCAGTAAGCGGGGGCGTCGAATTATTTGGCGTCTTCTGGATCAGGCGGGTGTGTTCCGGCTGTCGTTCAATACCAACGCGATGTCTATGGCATTCGCTGAAGGTAACAGGAACTTCGGCAATCGCACGCTTTCACTGATTCACACGCACTGCTCGGAGCTTTACCCACAAATGGTTAAGGAGAATTCAAATGGAAACGCAGATGACTGATACAGCCGCAACAACCAACGAAGGCGCTCAAGCATCGCAACACTCCAATGGGAGCCAAGCGACGGCAGACGCTCTCTATGGAGATCAGCAGCAAGCATCAGAAGGACAAGATCAGCAAGCCTCGGAGCAGGCCAATACTGACAACCCTGAAGCCAATAAGGATGGTGAAACCCAGGCTGAAAAGCCCCAAGGCGCACCTGAAAAGTACGAATTCAAAGCCCCTGAAGGCAAAGAGTTTGACGCCGAGATAATTGGAAATTTCTCGGAAATTGCTAAAGAGTTGAACTTGACTCAAGATGCCGCGCAAAAACTGGTGGAGTCGATGGGGCCGAAAATTGCGGAACGTCAACTCGCCCAGGTGGAGGCCATTCGTAATGAGTGGGCGCAGCAATCGCAAGTGGACAAAGAATTCGGTGGAGATAAGCTCAACGAAAACATGGCTGTTGCGAAGAAAGCGCTTGATTCATTCGGTACGCCCGAACTGCGTACGTTGCTTGTACAGTCTGGTCTGGGCAATAACCCCGAAGTGATTCGGTTTATGTACAGAGCAGGCAAGGCAATTAGTGAAGATACTTTTGTAGGAAGCTCACCTGGTGCTGGTGGTAAACCCACAGGCCCACAAGACTTCAATGCAAAAGCAGCGGCACTTTATTCAAATCAGCAATCTTAATAGGAGCTAAAAATGGCAACTCTTGCAACCTCAAACCTTACCCTGGCCGATTGGGCCAAACGTACAGATCCAGATGGTCGTATTCCGATCATTGCGGAACTGCTCTCACAATCTAACGAAGTTCTCGAAGACTGCGTATTCAAAGAAGGCAATTTGCCTACTGGCGAACGCGTTGTTATTCGTACTGGTTTGCCTGGCGTCTACTGGCGTGCATTGAACCAAGGTATTCCATCAACCAAATCAACAACTGCACAAGTTGACGAAGCGGCTGGTATCTTGGAAGCACGTTCTGAAGTTGACAAAGACTTGGCAATGTTGAACGGTAATACCGCTCAATTCCGTTTGTCTGAAGACAGCGCTTTCTTGGAAGCAATGAACCAGACTCAAGCCACGACTTTGTTCTACGGCAACCCTGGTACAGATCCAAAGCAATACCTCGGTATGGCTCCACGCTATTCAAGCTTGTCTGCTGCTAACGCACAGAACATCTTGTCTGCTGGTGGTTCTGGCTCTGACAACACCTCTGTGTTCCTCGTAGTTTGGGGCGACAACACTGTGTATTGCCACTTCCCTAAAGGCTCTAAAGCTGGCTTGATCCATGAAGATTTGGGTGAGCAAACTGTGTACAACAGCGATGGTACTCGTCTGCAAGCGTACGCAACTCGCTACCAGTGGAAAAACGGCTTGGTCGTTAAAGATTGGCGCTATGTTGTTCGTATCTGTAACATCGACGTGTCTGACTTGATCGGTCAAACTGGTACTCAAGCGTCTACAGCGGCGACTAACATCGTTAAGCTGATGGCTCGTTCTTTGTACCGTATTCCTAACATGGCAATGGGTCGTGCAGCGTTCTACATGAACCGTACTGTTCACTCTGGATTGAGCATCGCTGCTCTTGACAAGTCACAATACGTTCTGAAGATCAATGAAGGCTTGAGCCAATTTGGCACACCATATAGCTGGTTGTCATTCTTGGGCGTTCCGCTTCGCCGTGTTGATGCCATCATCAACGCTGAAGCCGTAGTGTCTTAATCGATCCATTAACTGAAAGGAATAAATCATGATTACCGATAAACTATTACGCGTGTCAACAGACCAGGCATTGACTACCACTGCCGTGTCTACTGACACCATCGACTTGTCTATTGCCCGCGACATCGGCGAAGGCGACGACCTTTTCATGAACTTTGCAGTGACTGCCGCTTTGACTGGTGGTACTTCTGTTAAGTTTGAAGTGATCGGCGCAACCAACGCTGCCTTGTCATCTGGTGTTGTTGTTCTTGGCTCTTCTGATGCTGTTGTTACAGCTTCATTGGTTGCTGGTTACAACACAGCAGTTCGCATCAACCCACAGATCGCATCTACTGGCCAACGCTATCTCGGCGCACGTTACACAATCTCTGGCACATACAGTGCTGGTACTGTGACTGCTGACATCGTGATGGACATCCAAGACGGCAAGAAGTTCTACGCTTCTGGCTTTACTGTGGCTTAATAAGGGAGATAACACATGGCTCAAGTTCGCGCAAAAACAATCTGTTTCGTTGACAATGGCATGCGTCAAGCAGGCGACGTCTTCGAATACGATGGCCCCAAAAACTCAAACCTGGAATACCTCAAAGGCGCTCCGGTTGAAACTGATGAGGTCGAGCAAGATGCGGCTGAAGGTTCCACTAAAAAGTGGTCGCCCAAAGCCAAGCGTGCAAGCGCGGAATAAGGCTCTGTGTAATCCGACTTGTCGGGTACTGTAGTCATAGGGGCCGCTGGGAAACCACGGCCCCTTTTTCTCATATAGGAGGCCACGATGGCATCAGAAGTCGATATTTGTAACTTGGCACTTGGACATCTGGGCGACAACGCCACCGTGTCAAGCATTTCACCACCAGAGGGATCGGCCCAGGCAGAGCATTGCGCTCGCTTCTATCCTATTGCTCGAGATGCATTGCTCGAATTGCACAACTGGAATTTCAATATGCGCCGCGTGAACCTGGCTGCAATTGATAATCCTTGGCCAGAATGGAAATATGCATACGTTTTACCGGGCGATTCAATCAACATCATTGCAGTGATGCCGCCTGAAGCAAACGACGATTATGCAAGTCGTTTTGTACCAACAGACACACCTGATTTTGCACACAATTACAGCCCTGTAATTGCTGCTGGTCGTTATTCTCCGCAGCCGTTTAGCGTTGAGATTTCTACAGACGGCAACCACGTTCTGTATACCAATCAAGAATCAGCGATGCTGCGTTACACATGTTATGTGACCGACACCACATCTTTTAGCCCGTTGTTTGTCATGGCCTTATCCTGGCAGCTTGCATCAATGCTGGCTGGCCCGGTAATCAAAGGTGACATGGGATCGGCAGAAGCAAAGCGCTGCACAGCAATGGCAATGGGTTATTTGCAACAAGCAAGGGCATCTGATTCAACACAGCGTCGCACAACAATTGAACACATCGTGCCCTGGTCGGCAGGGAGATAAGCATGGCAAATACACGCAGCTACACCCGGGCATTCTCTGGTGGCGTGATGTCGCCGGAGATGTTCGGCCGCATTGACGACGTCAAATTTCAAACAGGCGCAGCCAAGCTTCGCAACTTTATCTCGATGCCTCAAGGCCCAGCAGAGAATCGCCCAGGCTTTTCTTTTGTTCGTGCGGTCAAGGACAGTACCAAGCGCGTGCGTTTGATCCCATTTACATACTCGACTACCCAGACAATGGTGATCGAGCTTGGAGCGGGCTATATTCGATTTCACACCCAGGGCGCAACATTGCTTGCTGGATCACCTACAGCATGGAGCAGCGCAACAGCCTATGTGACCGGCGATCTAGTATCAAGATCCGGCACAAACTATTACTGCATTGCAGGCAACACAAACCAAGTGCCACCTAATGCAACGTATTGGTACGCATTGCCATCAACGGCATATGAAATTCCAAATCCATTTGCTGAATCTGATTTGTTTGACATTCATTATGTGCAGTCTGCTGACGTTTTAACCCTGGTGCATCCAAGCTATGCGCCGCGTGAACTGCGTCGTCTGGGTGCTACCAATTGGGTGCTGTCAACAATTAACTTTGCAGCATCGGTTGCCGCGCCCACAGGCGTAAGCTCAACCAAATACATACCAACATCTTCTTCAACAAATACAGACACATACAACGACATGGTTTATGTGGTAACTGCTGTGGCTGCGGACGGCGTGAGTGTGTCGGCTGCGTCATCTAGCACCACTATATCCAACAACATTTATGTGACCGGTGCTTACAACACGATTTCCTGGTCTGCTGTGACCGGAGCATCGCGCTACAACGTCTACAAACGCTTGGGCGGTATCTTTGGGTACATTGGCAACACCACAACAACATCGCTGATTGACGACAACATTACGCCCGACTTGGGTTTGACGCCACCAATCTACAACTCGTATTTCAGCAGCACCGGAAATTACCCTGGTGCAGTGTCCTACTTTGAGCAGCGCAGAACCTTTGCAGGCTCAACCAATGAGCCACAGAAGATTTGGATGACCAAGTCAGGCACTGAAAGCGACATGAGCTACGGCCTGCCTATTCGTGACGACGATCGGATTGAGTTCCGCGTTGCTGCGCGTGAGGCCAATACCATTCGCCACGTCGTGCCATTGACCCAGTTGATCTTGTTGACCGGCTCTGCCGAGTGGCGCGTATCGTCTGTTAACTCGGACGCAATTACGCCAACATCGATCTCTGTTCGACCACAGTCATACATCGGTGCATCAAACGTGCAACCGTCGATCATCAACAACTCGCTGGTGTACGTTGCAGCGCGCGGCGGTCATATCCGTGAGCTTGGATATTCCTGGCAGTCAAACGGCTTTATTACGGGCGATCTATCGATTCGTGCAGCCCATCTATTTGATACCTATGACATTGTGGACATGTGCTTCAGTAAAGCGCCGCAGCCGCTGATCTGGTTTGTTTCCAACTCTGGCAATTTGCTGGGTTTGACTTACATCCCGGAACAACAAATTGGATCCTGGCATCACCACGATACCGATGGCACGTTTGAGTCATGCACATGCGTGGCCGAAGGCAATGAAGACGTGCTGTATGTGGTGGTCAAGCGATTGATCAATGGTAGCTATGTGCGCTACATCGAGCGCCTTGAGTCCAGGGCAATCACCACAATTGACAAAGCATTCTTTGTTGACTCTGGCGCAACATACAACGGCACAAACACTACCGCGGTGACCATGACGGTGACCGGCGGCTCAACCTGGGGGCCAGCAGATACGCTGACAATCACGTCTAGCTCGGCCAAATTTGTGGGCACAAGTGACATTGGCGATGCCATTATTTTGACCGACTCGGCTGGCACGCAATATCGTTTGACCATTGTTGGCTATACGTCAACAACCGTGGTCACAGCTAGGGTGGACAAGACCATACCGGCAGCGCTTCGCAGCACGGCCACAACAACCTGGAATTTTGCCCGCAATAGCATTAGCGGGTTGACCTGGTTAGAAGGCAAGACCGTATCGATCCTGGCTGACGGCGCAGTGCATCCACGTCGTGTGGTCACAAGCGGCACAGTCAACCTGGAAGTGGCGGCCAATATCGTTACCGTTGGCTTGCCGTATCAGTCAGACTTGCAGACATTGCCATTGGCATTGCAGATCGATGGCTTTGGCCAAGGTCGCTACAAAAACATCAACAAGGCATGGTTGCGCGTATTTAAGTCATCCGGCATCTTTGTTGGCCCTGACGCAAACAACCTAGTTGAAGCCAAACAGCGAAGCACTGAACTGTACGGCAGCCCGCCTGCCCTCAAATCAGATGAGATTATGGTTATGTTGACGCCTACTTGGGCGGCATCTGGCCAGGTTTACATTCGTCAAAACGATCCGTTGCCATTGACCATTGTTGGATTGACTGTAGAAGTGTCCATTGGTGGGTAATGGTGCCCGTATGAAAACACGCTCCTAGTATGGTGACAGCAGGGTTGAACACAAATTGTGGAGCAAAGATCAACACAAAAGGTGAATTATGGCAATAGGACTTCAATACCCAGGAAACACAATGCTAGGCGGCACTAGCTTTAGTTTGCCGTTTGGCATGGACAGTCAAACACAAGCACAGGCTGATGCGTTCAAAACCTATGGCCCAGTAATCAGCATTGCCGGCATGATCGGCTCGATTGCTGGCGCTTATTACGGCGCTAAAGCTCAACAGTATCAGCTTGATTCGCAGGCCATGACTTTGCAATTTCAAAAAGATATTGCAGGCATCAATGCGCGCCAGGCTGAAGTTACTGCCCAAGGCATATTGCAAGCTGGTGAAAAGCAATCCGCAATGATGTCATTGAAATATGGCAAAGCCAAGGGGTCACAACGGGCCGCTATGGCCGCAAACGGTGGCGTCATAGGCGAAGGTAGCAACCAAGAAATTGAAGCCACCAACGACCTTATGAAAGAGATCGACATATTGCAGATCAATGCCAATACTGTTCGAGCTTCAGAAAACGCTCGCATCCAGGGCCAGAACTACAAGACGCAAGCTGCCATGTATGGCATCAGCGCCAACAACTTGACAGCCTCATCACAATCGATTGATCCGTTTGCAGCCGCTGGTACAAGCTTATTGACGGGCGCTACATCTTTTGCAAGCACAATGTATCGCGACAAGATGATGGATCGTTTGCTTGCGCGCCAAACTGGCTATTAAGGAATAGAACATGCCAACCGTACCCATTATTGATTCCCCATCGGTAGCACCAGAAGTAGGAAACGCACAACCGTTTGTCGCTCCTGGTGTTGAACCGGTAAGAAATTTTGCACCAGAGCAAATGGTCAAGCAGGGCACTGCTGTTCAAAATGCCGGCAACACCATGATGAAAATCGGGGAGATGATTCAGGATCAAATCGATGATGCCAATACCAAGGCTGCCGACTCCTGGTACACCTCTCAAGCACAAAAAGTTTTGTTTGATCCCAAACAAGGCTATTTGAATTCAATTGGCATTGCAGCCAAAGATGGTTATGCGCCGACACAGGAAAAGCTGGCCAAATTGCGTTCTGATGCCGAAGTGGCATTGACCAATGACGTTCAAAAAAGAATGTTTTCTGCGGTGGCCGCCAAGCATGAGATGAATTTCTCATCACAAATGGATCAACACGCTGTTCGGCAGATCCGTGTATATGCTGCCGGCGAATCTGAAGCTCGCGAAAAACAATACGTTGACCTGGCTATTGCAGATCCACAAGGGCGTCAAAGCTATACAGCGACTGCTGTACAAGAAGCAAACGACCGTGCCGATCTATTGCAATTGCCACCTGATAGCACGCAGCGCAAAGCAATGGTGCAAAACGCATATCAGTCTGTTCACGTTGGTGTGGCTAATGATTTGATGATCAACAACAAATTTACTGATGCCAAAGGAATGCTGGACAAAGCATTCAAAGATGGCCAGATGGATGCCAAGACTTATCAAACATTAAGCAAGCAAGTAGATCAAGGCTATAGAAAGCAAAACGCTGTGGCTCTGGGAGACTCTATTTTTAAACAGGGTCAAGCGCTTGATGCTGTAGATCCAGGGTCTGTTATCGATTATGTGATTACCAAGCATGAAGGCGGCTATGTCGCTGATGATGCAGGCAAAGGCCCAACCAAGTACGGCATCAATGGCAAGGCCAATGGCCTGTCTGACAAGCAAGTTGAAAACCTGACGCTTGACCAGGCACGCGACATCTATCGCAAAAAGTATTGGAATGCAATCGATGCTGATAAGTTAAGCCCAGGCATTCGTGCTATGGCGTTTGACACTGCTGTCAATCAAGGCGTTGACAAAGCCAAGAAATTGATCGAGCAATCAGGTGGCGACATTACCAAGTTTGCAGAGCTTCGTCGTGAGGCTTATACAAAACTGGTTGAAAGCAATCCAGGAAAATACCAGAAGTACGAAAAAGGATGGATGGGGCGCGTTGACGACCTGGAGGCATCGGCACAAGGCCAGACCCAATCATTGTCTAGCATGCTTGCACGCACTGACAGCATCCCAGATCTTGAAGATCGTGAGATGACGCGCCAGCGTATCAAGTCGCAGTGGGCAGAAAAAGAAGCTGTGACCACGCAAGATTACCAACAAAAAGTACAAAAAGCTCAAGACATTGCATTTCAAAGAGAAGGCGGCTGGGCAGATGTGCCGCCACAACTTTGGGGTGATTTAAAACAAGCAGATCGCGCTGCAATGATGAGCCGACCAAAGAACAGTGACAGTAATACGCTGCTTATGCTGCAACAAAACCCAGAGCTTTGGGCACCAGGCAAGATTGAAAAATATCGCGCTGTGCTTTCCGAGGGTGACTATCGTGCGTTTGTGGCCAAAGGCTCCGGCGCTGATGGTAGCTCGAAAATCCTGGCTGCAACGATTGACCAGGAACAAATGAAAAATGGTCTGCTCAAAGCTGGTTTGGATGACTTGATCAATCCAAAAAAAGACAGCGACGAAGAGAAAGAACGCATTCGTTTAAACGCTCGATTTGAAAACGAGATCAACCAGGAACAGATTGCACGCAAGCGTCAATTGTCTATGGACGAAAAAAATGCTGTGCTGGTTCGCATGCTCAAGCCCGTCAAGGTCAAGGCCGTACAGACTTGGTGGGGTGGCAATACTATGGACAAGAAGTATTACCAGGTTGAAACAAAAGCCAATGTGATTGTGCCACCTGATATGCGTAAGGCCATTGTGTCTGGCTTTGAATCACGCGGTATCAGATACGACGAAAACATGATCCGTGACGCATACCTCGCAACTGAAGAGAAATAAACAATGCCTACACTTGAAGAGTATTTGAATGGGGTGCAACAGCGCCAACAAAAAACTGCGCTGCTTGAATCAAACATTGGCGATGCTGCCAACACAAACCCAGATGAATTTGCCAACATGGTCAAGCTGTCACGCGCATCCGCGGTTGCGGTTGATGCTGTGCCTGATTACCTGGATTTGGCAAAGTCCACACAACTCCTCAAGAAAACTAACGTACCCGAGTTAGTTGATACTCACCCAAAGACTTCACAGTTTTTGTCTGACCCTGACAAAGCCAAGATAGCCAGCGATGACATTGACAACTTCAAAGCAACTGAAGGCGTGTTTGGCAAGATCGGTGATTTTTTTAATGCTACCGGTGGCGTAATTAAAAGCGGAACATTGTCAGCAAGCGCAGGCGTAGTTGGTGCTATTCGCATGCCAATAGATGCATTAAATGACGTTGCCGGTGTAATTTTGCCAGTGCGTCCATTTACGCCATTGACTGATGCCCTTGCTGAATATCAAAAAGGAATTACTAAAGCTGCTCAATACGCACTACCACAGGCAGAGGGTGACATCAGTAAAGGCGTAGTTAGTGGCGGCGCTTCATTGGTTCGCAACACATTAAATTTGCCATTGTTGTTTGCTGGCCCACAAGGACAACGAGCGTATTGGGCTGCAACACTTGCGCCTGTTGCTGGTGAAGAGTACGGCAAAGCAAAAGAAAAAGGTCTTGGCACAGTACAAGCGTTAAATTACGCGGCGACACAAACTGGTTTTGAATACCTGACAGAAAAAATTCCAATGGGTAAGCTGGTAGGAGATTTAAAAGCAGGCTCACCTTTTTACAAAACGCTATACAACCAGTTGCTGACAGAAATACCTGGTGAGCAAGCTGCAACAGTTTTGCAAGATTTAACAGAATGGGCAACTCTTAACCCTGAAAAATCATTTAAGACTTATCTAGAAGAACGTCCAAGCGCAGCGTTGCAAACATTGGTGGCCACAACTGTAGGTGTTGGCGGTAGCACTGTAATTTCAACAAGCTTGGAAAGGGCAACAACTGCCTATGCAAACAAAGCCGACCAAGCAGAACGAGGCGAAAAGATAGCTGACGTTATTGCCAACATGAACAAACTGTCCGCGGCCAACAAGGTTCGCACGCGTGATGGTGAGACATTCCAGGATTGGATTAACCAGGTATCAGAAGACAGCCCAGTACAAAACGTGTATATCAATGCCGAGACACTTAAACAGTCAGGCATGGACAAGCAGTTGCAAGAGATTGCGCCAGAGATTGCCGAGCAAGTAGAAACTGCCGCAGCTATGGGCCGCGATATTCAGATTCCGATTGCTGACTACATGACAAAGATTGCGCCAACGCCATTGGGCGATGCAATGCTTGATGACTTGCGCGCTGAAGGTGAAACAATGACCCGCAGGGAAGCCCGCGAGTTTATCGACAACAAAGCTGCCGAATTGCAAGCTGCTGCTGATCAGATGATGCAGCAAAAAGAAAACGATCAAAAGTTTATCGACTCTGCCAAAGAAGTCGAGACAAACATGTTTGACCAGCTAAAGGCCACTGGCGTCTACACAAACGCAGCATCAAAGAATTTTGCTACTTATGTGCGCGACATCTATGTGACCAAGGCTGCCGCAATGGGCATTACTCCAGGCGAGTTGTACGCCATGATCCCTTACAAGATCACAGCGGAAATGCCTGCGCCAAACGTCCAGCTATTTAGCCAGGACGGCAAAGTTAAATTGGATACCGACGCGTTCAAAGCTTTTTACGGCAACTCGATATTCAAAAACGATCAGGGCGCGCCAGTGCTGCTGTATCACGGAACAGCAGATGACGTCACCACATTTGACGTTAACCACCCCAACCGCAAAGATAGTGGCTGGCTTGGTACTGGTGTGTACCTGACCGACAACGTAGACATGGCAAATTTGTATGCGGATCAAAAAGCCCGCACGCTTGGCCCAAAAGGTCAGAACGTCATGCCACTTTATGCACGTCTGGAAAACCCTTACTACGCTACAGCGGAAGACAAAGCACGCGTACGCGCAGGCGGTCGCGAAGCTGCTGATGCATTTACTGCTGACTTGCAAGCGCAAGGTTATGACGGCGTGATCTATCAGCCAACATCAGAAGCCAGGGAAGTTGTGATCTTTGATCCGGCTGCGGTCAAGTCGCAGTTTAATGATGGCACATGGTCAAACGAAAACAACTTGTTGACGCAAAAAAAGCTTATTGATATTGATACACCAGAATTCAAAGCTTGGTTTGGAAATAGTCAAATATTAGATGTAGAAAATAATCCATTAGTCGTTTATCACGGAAGCAGTAAAAAAGGCATAAAGAAATTTAATACTGGTGATCGTGGAATTTTTTATGCAACTTCAGATGAATATTATGCAGATGCATATGCTGAAAATACTGACAATGGAGCGGTATATCCTTTGTATATGCGAATGGAAAAACCCGCAGAGCATACAGATCAAAAAGTAATGAATGTATTAGTTGAGCATTTTCAAGAAAATGCAGAAGACATTTCAGAAAATTTTGAAACTGGAAATAATGCATTTGAATATTTTGAAAATGATGAAGTAATAACCAAATTAAAAGCCCTTGGTTATGACGGAGTTTTTGTGCCAGAAGAAGGCCAAATAAGTTATGGTGTTTTTGATACTTCTCAAGTTAAATCAATTTATAACAATGGTGCATTTGATAAAACAAATGATATATACAATCAAAAAGCAAAGCCGCAAAAACCTGGGCCAGATGCTCCGGGCGTTGGATTGGAAGAAGGCAACAAGCTAGGATTTTGGCCAGCGCTGCGTATTAAGTTAACCGGCAAGCTGACTATTCCAGAAAAACCATCAATCCTTACTGGCACAACAAATAAAAATGCTGCAAAGCAAATTGCTGCGATTGATGGAATTTTAAAGAAATTTCCTAAAGCAACAGAGTCCACCACAGAATGGTCGCGAATGATGGCATACGCGCTTGGATCGGCCGAAGTGCCAATCCCGCCATATGCGTTTATTCGTGATCTAAATGGCACTGGATCGCTTGAAAAACTGCGCTTGCTTACCCAAGGTCAGATTGATGATGCAACTCATGGATTTGAAAATGCGGCCGAGTTTCGTCGTGCTTACACATCTGGTGAACTTGGTGTTGCAACCACTGGCAAATTGTTTATGTGGTCATTCTTATCTCGCGGTGTGTCCCCATACACCCAGGAAGGCTTGTTTATTGACGCATTTGATGGCGCGGACAAATGGATTGCAATGGCTGCCAAGGGTGAATTCAATGAATCAGTGTTCCCTGAATACGAAGCTTGGGCTAAATCAGTTGCGCCAGCAGGCAGCGGTCAACCAGGATCTGGAGCAACCCACAACTTAAATGCATTTGGTCAAGACTTTTTGTTCAAAATGTCAAAAGTTGGCGAGGACAAAAAAACACACATGCAGCGCTTGCATGACATGATGTGCGATCCAAAGCAAACCGGCAAACAAATCAGACGTGAGTTTGCCAAGTTTGGCGAAGGCGTTGGTATCGATAACAAGGTGGTCAGCTTTACATTGTTGGTCGCTGGCTTTCCTGATGTCATGGTGCTTGACCGGGTTCAGATCCGTCAGCTTTGGGATGATGGCAAATTTAATGGCATAAATCTTTATGACGGCGTTACAGAAAAACGCATGGTCACTGGCAAAGATGGCGTAGCAAAAGAAAAAAACGTCCGGATTGCTGGCTCATCATTAAACAACCTGGCTGAAGGTGTTCGCGGTATCCTGGTGTATGAAGCCATTGAGCGCGGCCTTGAGTCAAAAATACAACAACTTTATACCGACCTTGGCCGTCCACAAGACGCAAGCATTGGCCGTTATCACTGGGAAACCTGGGTGGCAGACAGCCAACAGGAAGCCAGCCACGGTACTTTGGGCGCGATTTTGGCTGATGCCAAAGGCGACGATACCGCCATTGCAAATGTGTCCGCAAAACAAGGCGAATATGGTGCATATGAATACGGAGCGCTGTACAATAGAGACGAAACGTCAACACCCTGGTTTGGTTATGAAACACCTACAGGCGGTAAATTTGCTTTTTCAGTCCCTGCGTTTCGGGCTTTTTTAAACGAGATTAAGACGCCGTCATTTGGCGTTGTTCCAACTAAATTTAAAGTAACGGAGAGCGGAAATGCCCCTTGGTACAACAGACCTGAAGTTAACAAAGAACGACTCAACGAACGTGCAGCCTATTGGGCAGACCGAGCAGGCGGCACAGGCGAAGGGCAACGAGCTATTGAAGAAACTATTCGGCAGCAAGCTGCCAATGGTGTCGGATCCGAGTCCGGAAACGGAACCTTCAACCAACTTCCCATCGCTGCCACAACAGATGAGCGTACCGGCCTCCCTCTCAACCCAGACGGAACAGTCACCCTTTACCACCACACCAGCGCCGGATCTGCTGACCAAATTAGAAGAAGTGGCCAACTTATTTCAGCAGGGGAACCAGACGTCTATGTCACCACAAGACGTGAAACAGATACTGGATACGGCGACACAGTTGTCACAGTCCGGGTCAACCCCGACCGACTTAACATCGATGATGAATTCCCTAACGGCAGGCAAGACTTCAGAATAGATGTAGGCCAACCTGGCGGCGCTGTTCAAGTATTGATCGGCGACTACCAGAGCATTCTGAATCAGCCTGCCCGCGGTGGGTTTGATCCAAAGAGTTTGACGACGATCCTGACAAAAGAGTCAGACTACTCGACGTTCATTCACGAAACCACCCACTTCTACCTTGACATGCTGACGCGCCTGGCCGAGATGCCAAACGCTCCGCAGCAATTCAAGGACGACTTGACCGCTGTGCTGGAGTGGTCTGGCGCTACACCTGAAGAATGGGCAGCCTGGAACCAAGAGTTTCGCGACACCGGCAAAATGAACGAGGGCATGCGTAAGGTGCATGAGGCTTTCGCGTACAACAGCGAGATCTACATCGCCACCGGCAACGCGCCAAGCCTGAAGATGCAAACCATGTTTGACCAGTTTGCAGCCTGGTTGCGCCGCGTGTACAAATCGATCCGCGATGAGTTGAACGTGATCTATCGCCAGGAGCATGGCGAAGACTTACCAATCCTGACAGGCGAAGTGCGCCAGGTTATGGATCGCATGCTGGCCAGCGAAGAGCAAATTGTGCAGGCGCAGACCGTGCGCGGCATGAGTCCGTTTTATCAAACACAAGAGGCGTCCGGCATGGACGATGCAACCTGGGCTGCCTACCAGGCGATGTCCAAGGAAGCGCAAGATCAATCAGTGTCAGACCTAACAGCAGCATCCCTGCGTCAAATGCGCTGGCTATCAAACGCCAAGAGCCGCATTTTTAAAGAGATGCAAAAGCAAAACGCAGAGATCCGTAAGGACGTGCGCGCCCAGGTGGCCAAAGAAATTGAGCAGCAGCCAATCTACCGCGCCCTACGGTTGATCAAGTTTGGTGAAGAAGTCATGCCAGACGGCACAACCATCAAGCTGGAACAAAACACCAAGCTGTCAGTGTCAGGCATGGAAGAGCTTTACATGGGCGAAGGCGACAAGTACGCATTGCTCGATTGGAGCAGCCTGGGTTATGGCAAATACGGCATGCTGTCTGAAGATGGCATGCACCCTGATGCCTTGGCCGAGCGTGTTGGATTCTCTTCCGGTGACGAGCTTGTCCGATCATTGCTCAATGCCAAAACATTAAAAGAAGCGGTCGAAGACAAAACCGATCAGCGCATGCTGGAAGAATACGGCGATCTGTCCGATCAAAGATCTATGGATCTGGCCGTCGAGCGTGCATTGCACAATGAGGCTCGCGCCCGCTTTGTGGCCGCTGAATTGCGTCATGCTGCCAAGGCTACCCAGCCAGTGCGTGTGATGCTTGCAGCAGCCCGCCAGGCAGCGCGCAGGATTATTGGCAACAAGCTTGTGCGTGATACCAAAGTCAGCGAGTACAGCGCAGCCGAGACACGCGCAACCCGTGCAGCAGAAAAAGCAATGAAGGAGGGTAAACCCGAAGAGGTTACCAAGCAATTGCAAAACCGCCTGCTAAATAATCAACTGACAGCCGAGGCCACCAAAGCAACGCAAGAAGTAGATAAGGGTTTACGCTACCTCAAGAGCATGCAAACCGATCAATCACGCAAGCGCGTGGGCGCGGATTACTCCGATCAGATCGATCAATTGCTCGCTCGCTTTGATCTAAATAACCGCAGCCTTAAATCTATCGATGCACAAACCAGCTTGATGGAGTGGATGAAATCACAAGAGGACGCAGGCTATCAGCCAGAAATCTCTTTGACATTCCAAAACGAAGGTTATCGCAAGTCATACAAAAACATGACTGTCGATGAGTTCCGCGACCTAATCGATGCAATTAAGCAGATCGAACACATGGGCAAGACCGAGCAAAACATGCTTACTGCCGCCAAAGAGACTGCTTACAAACAAGCACGCGATGAGATTGTTGCAAGCATCGACGCAAACGCGAATGGCAGGGTCGCCAACACGCGAACACCGACAACCGAGATGGGACGTCGCATCCAAGGTTTGAAGCGCTTCTGGGCGGCTCATATCAAGGCAGCGACCGTGGCTCAAATCTTGGACGGCGGCAAAGAAGGCCCGATGTGGGAATACTTCATTCGCACTGCCAACAAACGCGGCGACCAGGAAACGGTCATGCGCGCTAAAGCAACCGAGCATTTGACAGAAATCTTTGCGCCAATCTTTAAATTGGGCAAGATGGGTGGAACTGGCATTGCATTCCCAACAATCAATCGCAGCCTGAACCGCGAAGCCCGCATGGCTATTGGTCTAAACATGGGTAACGAAGGCAACATGCAGCGCCTGCTTGATGGTGAAGGTTGGACACGCGAACAAATTCAACCCGTCCTAGACTCGCTGACATCTGAAGAGTGGCTGGCCATTCAAAAGGTTTGGGATTACTTTGAATCATATCGCCCGGCAATCGCTGAAAAAGAACGCCGCATCTATGGCAAAGAGCCAAAGTGGATTGAACCTAAAGCTTTGACAATCAACCTGGCAAATGGCCAGACAATGGAATTGCGTGGTGGCTACTACCCGATCAAATACGATCCAATGGCCAGCGTGCAAGCAGAAAGCAACGACGAGAAAGAAGCAGCCAAGCGCCAGCTTCAAGGCGCGTTTACCAGCGCAACAACTCGCCGCAGCTTTACCAAGACTCGCGTGGAAAAGGTCGAAGGCCGTCCATTGATCTACACATTGGCTGGCATGTATTCCGGCATCAATGACGTGATTCATGACTTGGCCTGGCATGAGTGGTTAATTGATGCCAACAAGCTGCTACGTTCACAATCTATCGACAAAGCAATCCGCACACAATACGGCCCAGAGTTCAAACAACAATTGAAAACCTGGGTGGAAGACGTGGCTGCCGGTGAGCGTGGCGTACAAAACGAAGCTGAAATCGGTTTGAACTACTTGCGTCAAAGCGTAAGCGCTGCCGGCCTTGGCTTTAACGTCATGAGTGCATTGCAACAGATTTCTGGCTTTAACCAATCCATCGTAAAAGTTGGCGTTGGTTACATTGGCCGAGGTATTGCCAAGACTATTGGCAGTCCACGCGATGCAATGAAAGAAGTCAATGCAAAGTCAAGCTTCATGGCCAACCGTTCACGCACACAGTTCCGCGAACTTAATGAGCTTCGCAACATGGTGCAAGACGAAAGCGCAGCAATGCGTCAGGTCAAGCTGGGCGCGTACTTCATGATGATGCGTATGCAGCGCATGGTCGATGTGCCAACCTGGTTTGGTGCGTACGAAAAAGCTATTGGCCAAGGCCACGACGAAGATAAAGCAATCGCCCTGGCTGACCAGGCTGTGATCGATTCGCAAGGCGGCGGCATGGTTAAAGACTTGTCACGCGTTGAGCGAGGCGGCGCTGGCCTGAAACTGTTTACCGTTTACTACAGCTACATGAACACCGTGTTCAATATGGCCGTGCTAAAAGGTATGACAGAAAAGAGCAAGGCCAAGCTGGCCGTTGACTATGCAATGCTGTTTGTTGTGCCCGTGGTTCTGACATCTGCTTTGAAATCTGCACTCACCCCTGGCGGCGACGACAAGTGGGATTGGGAAAAGATTGCCAAGAAGTTGGCGGCCGAAGAGTTGTCTTATTTGATGGGCACAATGGTCATCCTTCGCGAGTTTGCCCAAGCTGGCACAATTGTGTTTGGCGCTGAAAAAGCTCGAGACTATAGTGGCCCTGCCGGTGTTCGCGCAATTGCTGATTCAATGACATTCTTAAAGCAAGCATCACAAGGTGAATTTGATACGTCGTTTAGAAAAGCGGCAATCAATTTGCTTGGCGACTTTACCGGTTTACCGTCTGCACAAATCAATAGAACTATCACAGGAACTGATGCATTGGTGCATGGCAAAACAGAAAATCCAGCGGCAGTTGTGTTGGGATACGAGAAGAAATAGGTGCCCGTATCCCCACATGAAAGCCATAACGTAACCAAAATCTCCCAGGAGTCCGTCCATGACGATTAGTTCAACAAACCGTAAGGCAGGGCCATACATAGGTAACGGCACTACCACGGTATTTCCGTTTTATTTCAAAGTGTTCACGGCTGCGGACGTGGAAGTTGTGCGCCTAACGGTGGCGACCAACGTGGAAACTACACTGGCCATTACTACTGACTATACGGTCACATTAAACACAGATCAAAACGCAAACCCTGGCGGCAGCATTACGTTGGTCGCTGGCGCTTTGGCTGCTGGCTATAACTTGGTTTTGACATCTGCCATTGGTAACCTACAGCCTACGGATCTAACCAACCAGGGCGGCTTTTACCCTGACGTGATCAATGATGCGCTTGACCGTGCAACGATCCAGATCCAGCAATTGCAGGAAGGCCTTGATCGTGCGGCGTTGTTGCCGATCACAAGCGCGGCAGACTCTGCCGCCCTGGTTGCTGACATTATTCGTTTGGCTGATAGCGCTGACAACTTGGACATCGATGCCAACAACATTGGGTCGATTAACACCGTGGCCGGCGCAATCAGCAACGTCAACACTGTTGCGACCAACATTGCAAGCGTAAATGCTGTAGCTGGCAATGCTACAAACATCAATGCTGTCAACGCAAACAGCACAAACATCAATGCTGTAAACGCCAACAAAACCAACATTGACACAGTTGCTGGCAACAACACCAACATCACAACAGTTGCTGGCATCAGCGCAAACGTGACGTCGGTCGCAGGCAACTCGTCCAACATCAATGCTGTAGCTGGCAACGCTACAAACATCAACGCGGTGGCCGGCAATGCGACCAACATCAACGCGGTAAATTCAAACAAGACAAACATTGACACCGTGGCTACAAATGCTACGGCCGTCACCAACGTGTCAACCAACATGACCGCGGTGACTAGCGCCTACACCAACCTGGCTGCCATTCAGGCCGCACCAACTGCTGCGACCAATGCCGCCAACTCGGCTGCACAAGCGGCTGCGTCTGCTGCGTCTGGCATGTACAGCGCGGTGCAAGACAAGAGCGCAAACTACACGATTGTGGCCGGCGATGCTGGTGACTTGATTCGTGTGACCACAACCAGTGGCGCAATCACAATCACGCTGCCATTGATCAGCGGCGTGGGTGACGGTTTCAAAATTGCCGTGGTCAAGTGGACATCTGATTCCAACGTGGTCAACATTGCACGTTCTGGGTCTGACACAATCAACGGTGCAACCAGCGCGCAAATTGGCTCACAGTACAGCCAGATCATCTTTGTGGCCGACCTTGAGACATCTCAATGGTTTGCATCACAGACCGGGTTGGGTGCGACCAACGTCAACGTGGACGTGTTTTCTGGCAATGGCAGCACAACCGGCTTTACGCTGACATCTGATCCTGGCACAAAGAACAACACTGCGATGTATATCTCTGGTGTCTATCAGCAAAAAAGCACCTACTCAATTTCAGGCACTACGCTGACATTCAGCACTGCGCCACCTTCTGGCACAGCCAACATTGAGGTTGCTTACTCCACACCTTTGGCAATTGGTACGCCAAGCGATGGCACTGTTACAACTGCAAAGATTGTTGATGCCAATGTAACCTACGCAAAAATACAAAACGTCACCGCAGGCAAAGTGCTTGGTCGAGATATTTCTGGTTCTGGCGTGACGCAAGAGTTGCCGATTGCTGTAGATACAAATGGAAACACAGGAATCGGCGCAACTACACCAGCCGCCAAGTTACATCTAAAAGGTTCCGGAACCAGTGGACAAGTCAGCGCGTCATTGCTGCTTGAGAATTTTTCTAGCGGAACTCTAGGCGCAGATATTACTGGGTCAGCTGGATCAAGCTATGCCCGCATTAGATATGGTGGAGGTCCTGGATCAGGGACAAATTCACTAGCTGGCGATGCAATGCTGATTGGCCTAGAGGGTTCAAGCGTTGGCGTTCAACAAATAAAATTTGCAGCCACACAAGTAGCAAGTGCTGACGCAAATACACTAGATGATTATGAGGAAGGTACTTGGACGCCAGCGTTTGGGTATTCTGGCGGCAATGGATCAATGTCTGTAGCTTACGCAAATCAATATGGCTACTATACAAAAATTGGCAATCTAGTATATTTTAGATGCGATTTGCGGTTTACTTCATTTACAAAAGGCACTGCTAGTGGCACTACTTGGATTGTAGGCCTTCCATTTACACCACAAAATAATGGCGGATATGGAAGCGGAATAATTCCAATAAATCCATATCAATGGACAATTACTTCAACTCCATATGGGTCAGTAAGACAAGATGGTGTTGCTGCAATGCAATTACAAAGATTAGTTAGCAATTCACCAAGTGTTTCATTAGACGATCCTGACAGTGATGCAATGATGTTTTTTTCTGGATGCTATCAAGTATAAAAATTTTCATGGAATCATTAAAATTAATTAGCATGGATTTGCTAGTTGGACATTTAACAAAAGGAAAATATCATGACTTTAACTAAAGAAACAACAATTGATCAAATTACCGTAACTGAAAACGGCACAGTTTTGTATCGACAGGCAACACGAATCATGGAAGATGGCAAAGAAATTAGCAAACAATTTCATCGCACATCACTTATGCCTGGTCAAGATATTACTGGGCAGCCTGCCAATGTTGCGGCAATTTGTAATGTGGCCTGGACTACTGAAGTGCTTGCAGCATATCAAGCTGCAATGGCCGCATACGAAGCCCAACAAGGAGCCTAATCATGGCATTGACACAAGTACAAACAGGAATGATTGCTGACACAGCAGTTACTGCCGCAAAACTGGCATCTGGCGCAGCGCGATCTAATTTTGGTGCGGGCGCTATTTTGCAAGTTGTTCAAGCGTCTGATTCAACAACAAGAAATACAAGTGCAAATTACCCAACTGATAGCGGATGGTCTGCATCAATAACCCCAACAAGCGCAACTAGCAAAATATTAGTTCAGGTCAATTGGGAAACATGGGTAACTGTTGGTTCTGGAACAAACGGCAACAAAATGGGTGTATATGGAATTTGGAGGGGCGGCAATCAATTGGTGCATACAAGATTGAGTTTGTCTCCACCATCTGGTTCTTGGGTTGATATGTTTGTACCCGTTTGTTTGCAATATTTAGATTCTCCAGCAACTACTTCTTCTGTTAGTTATGTAATGCGCTGGGGAAGATACAACGGAACCTTTGATAATAATTTATATATGAACGATGCAACCCCAACTGGTGGGCAAATGATTAGCACAATTATGATGATTGAGGTGGCGGCATGAGAATACAAGATGCAATTTACGCGCTTTATCCAAACATTAAAAGTATGGTAGGAAATGATGCTTTTGATGCTGATGGAAATTCTGTTTCATACGATCTTTCCATTGCTCAAGCATACATAGAGCAAAATTCATATAAAGCAAAACGTCAAGCTGAATATCCAGCAATTACTGATTATCTTGATGGTGTTGTAAAAGGTGATCAAGCGCAGATTGATGCGTACGTTGCGGCCTGCTTGGCCGTCAAAGCAAAATACCCAAAGAGTGAATGATGGATCAAATGATTTTTAATTGGGCCATTGCTGCTGCTGGTGCGCTGGGAGGCTGGATCCTTAAAGTCATCTGGGATGCTATTGTGGAACTTAAAAAAGATCTGCAAAAGATCGACACCAAGATGCATGAGGACTTTGTGCGTCGCGATGATTTCAAAGATGCGGTAAGTGACATCAAGCAAGACATGAAAGAGGGTTTTGTAAAGATGGATCGCACTCTTGGCTTGATCTTTAAAAAGCTGGAAAGCAAAGAAGACAAGGAATAAAAATGTGCCGGATCCATTTGGAATAACCGAAGGGGTAAAAGGTTTATCGAGTTCTTTAGACGCCAGCAGAGAAGCCGCAAAAGGGTTATCTAAAAGCATTCAAGGAATTCAAGACGACGCCGCAGAAGTAGCACAGCAAAAAGCACAAGAGAGAAGACGAGCAGCCAGAGAAGCAGAGTTTAAAAAGCAGCGCGCATTGATTAAAGCTTTAGAAGAGTGGCAACGAAAGAAGCAGATCTCTGATGAAGAAGCAAAGTTGAAGATTGATTTTGTAAAGAAGTACGGTGCAAAAGAGTGGGAGTCTGTTTTAAAGCTCAAGCTCGACATCGAAAACCTGGAAAGAAAGAACAATGAAGAATTTCAACATGATCTTAAAGACGTTAGGCGAGTACAGTTTATGTGCTTTGCATTGGCTGCGCTCATTGCCTGGTACTTTACTTGGGGTGTTAAGTAAATGGAAATCGAAAACCTAGTATGGATCTGCTGCTTATGTCTTATCTGGCTCATTGCAGCAACTTTAGTTATGGGGGCATATTAGTATGCCTGGCCTAACAGAGATGTAAAGATGTGGATCCTTTCAGCCTTCTTATGGCAGCCCAGGCGGCTGTCGGATTTATTAAGCAAGGGTGCGCCATGCTCCACGAAGGACGCATGGAACTGGAAGGCGCAAAGAAAACTGTTGAAGGCGTCCTGGATGACGTCAAAGCAATCAAAGGTATTTGGGAATGGTTCATTGGACTGTTTGCTTCAAAGCCTACCCAAGCCGCCGCGGCCAAGCCTGTGGCAAAAGCAAAAGCCAAAGCCGCTGCCAAACAACAATCATATGAAGAGTTGGAACTCAAGCTTATCAACGACATTGGTGAGCGCATTGGATTGCTGTTTGACACGCAACAACAAATCAACAACTACTATCACTCTCTAGAAGAGGAATCAAAAGGAACCTATAACCCAGAGCAAAACACCAGCAAAAAAGCTATTGAGCGTGCGCTGATTGAATTGCAAATGGAAAAATTGATTGAGCAAACCAGAGAAGCGATGGTGTACGCACCAATGGAATTGAAAGACCTCTATTCTCGTTTTCTCAAGATGTACAAAAAGATTGAAGAAGAACAGGAGTGGGCCAGGGATGAGCAAATTAGAAAGGCAAGGATGGAAAGATGGCTACAGCAAGAGCGCCGCAATTCCAGAATCGAACGCCTTCTTATGGTGGCCGTGGTGGTGTTCCTGGTCGTCTGGATGTGGAGCTTTCTGTTAGCGCTGAAATGGCAGCACGCGACGCAAACAGATTTTTGGTCGGGCTAATTGTCATGGCCATTGTTTTTGCATTACTGTTGCCGGTGATGGCATTGATGTACTTTGATTTGATGGACATAAAAGCCCAGATCAGAGCGGAAGCAAAAGATTTGAGAAAGTTAAAACGCGAAGTGCAACAAGAGATTCAACAAGCAAAGGAAAAATGATGGACACATTACTAGGTTTATTGAAAAGCGCAGCACCTATGCTGGCTACGGCTGTTGCAGGCCCGGCAGGCGGCGCGGCTGTAGGTTGGATTGCTGACAAGCTGGGCATCCCTGACGCCACAGTTGAAGGCGTTACTGCTGCCCTTACCGGCAATCCAGAGATGGCCATGAAGCTTAAAGAACTTGACCTCGAATATGCCAAGCTTGATGCTGCCGATCGCGACTCTGCGCGCCAGGCTTATGCTGCTGTGGCCACATCTGCCAACGCAAGCCAGCTTGAAAAAATGGTTGTACCTATTCTTGCCCTGGGTGTGGTTGGCCTGGCATTCCTTTTGATAGGCGTGTTGATGTTTAAAAACGTGCCAACGGATCAGCAGCAGATTATCATTTTTGCTTTAGGTTTCATTACAAGCGCTGCGGGCCAGGTGCTTTCTTTCTATTTCGGATCAAGTCAAGGCTCCAAGGACAAGACCGAAGAAATCAAAGGAATGCTTAAAAAATGACCAGCTTTCAAAAAGAAATATTGCACCTTGCCACGGTGATAACCTACACCCTGGCTTTCATTTTGTTGTGCATGACAACTACGCTTTTGGGTGGTTTGTTTATGCCAAACAGCGTGATTGACAACAAAGATATTTTTCCAATTATTGCTCCGGCTTATTCAACCGTAATTGGTGGTTTTATTGGCTGGCTGGCTGCAATTAAAATTAACGACGCAGCAAAAGACGGAGAAGAAGATGACACAACTAACTGAACACTTTACCCTGGAAGAGCTAACACACACTGATCACCGGGAGTTGGACAACACACCAAGCACGGCAGAGAAGTGCGTTATTGATGGCAAAGAAGTTACGGTCAATGCTTATGCAAACATGCTGCGCCTGGCTGTATTCCTGGAAGAAGTTAAAAAAGTATTGGGCGGCAAACCAATTATGGTTAACAGCGGCTTTCGTTCTGAAGCTGTAAACAACTCTGTTGGCTCAAGCAATAAAAGCGATCATCGTCGCGGCTGCGCGGCAGACATTCGCGTGCCAGGCATGACGCCAGACGAAGTTACCAGGGCAATCATTGCCAGCGATTTACCTTATCAACAAGTCATTCGCGAATTTGATCGCTGGACTCATGTGGCTATGGTTACACACGAAGGCGATACACCTAAAAAGTCAAAGCTGATTATTGACAAGACCGGCACACGTCCGTTCGCTTGATATACTGAAAGCTTATAAGTCTCCCACGCGGTTGCCAACATCGTGGTTTGCCCCAGCCGTTAAAAGCTGGGGCTTTTCTTTTACCACTTGGGCGCGCAAGTAACGTCGATGACAACCTCGGTTGTGTATCCATTGATCTTGCGTTTGCCGTATAGCATGACACCTCGCAGGCCATTGGTTTCGCATTCACGCACACCAACAATGACTTCATTCCTGGTCATTGGCTGCACATGTTTATCGATGACCAACTCTTGCTCAACTGCCTTCGGCGGCGCGCTTGTTGAAGAGCATGCCGAGAGCAGCCCCAACAAAACTACTGCAAGTAATTTTTTCATGGGACTTCCTTTCTAGTTTTCGGTTACAAATCGATTGCTGCGCTCGAAGGACTCGATGTCTTCCATGCGATAGCGGACTTCTGAATTACGGCCTTCGCCCAGCTTGATATAGGTGGGGCCGGTATTGGAAACACGCCACTTTCGCAGGGTGTTGTCGGCAATTTTCCAACGCTCACAGAGTTCCTTCGGTGTCAGTAGCTGCGACATGGTTACCCTCCTGAATAATTTCCCCCGTTGATG